TTAAAACGCACCCTGCACCACCTGCCGCTTTACGCTTTCCGCCCAGCTTTCGTCCCAGCGGTCTACTGAAAACGCCCAGGCCAGATAAGGCAGGAATGAGGCGGGACAGGTTGCCGGATCCCATAAATCACGCAGCGGCACGTCCAGCCCGGAAATCCCGCTGCACGCCTGCGCCAGTCGGCGCTCAAGCACCGATGAGCCGGGCGGTAACAGGCTGTTAGTCATCTGTGCCCCCATTTTTCACCGTCCAGTCCCGACACCATGCCGCCTGAGTTTTATCCAGCACGACGTCTTTAGCCGGTGATGCCAGCTCAACGCGCTGCACCCCTTCAACATGCAGAGCGGCATAAATGGCGGATTGCCGGATGTCACGCCCCAGCCGTGACTGATTGGCGATATAGGTCTGCAGTTTGGCTTTTGACGCGGCCAGAATCGGCTCCGCCTCCGGTCCGGGGTACAGATACAACGTAGCGTCAATGGCGTAAGGGATAATCTCAGCCGCCTGCACCGTCACCCGGTCGGCCAGCGGGCGCACGCTTTCATCATTCAGGGCATCATTCACTGCACTAAGCAGGTCAGCATCGGCCAGCCCGTTACCTTCGCGGCTCAACACAGTGATCAGGACTTCCGCCGGGGCCGGGCTGGTTGCCGACACGTCCGACACCCGCCCGTCTGCGCTTTTGGCGTGAAACTCATAGGCGGCCCTCGGCCCGGCCACGCTCAGCCCCTCAAAGGCATCAGGGACACGCAGGCGCAGCGCATCGTCTGATTCCATGACAGCCTCAACCGGCGGCACGGCGTCCGGGTCGGCAGGCGTTGTGACCAGGCGCGACACGTTATAGTTTGCTGCCAGCTGATCCAGATCGCTGCCGAGCGCATAGGCCACCATGACGGCCTGCGCCGCCTCGTTGATGCGCTGGCTCAACAGAATTTCCCGGTAGGTGCTTTCCTGCAGCTGCTTCACGATGGGTTCTGATTCCAGCGCCAGCGTGCGGCGCACAGCGTCCTGTTCGTCCGCCGGATAGAGCGCAATAAACGATTCCTTGCGTTCCGTCAGCAGTGTTTCAAAATCCGGCACCTCAACTACCTGCGGCGCGGGCAGCTGTGAAAGGTCAATGACTGCCACTGTTCACCCCCGTTGAAACTGACAGTGAGAGGGGCGCGCCGTCGCTGCGCTGCCCGGTTAATTCCACAACCATTGAGCCATCAAAGGCACTGGTTATATTGATGGTATCCAGGGTAATGCGCGGCTCCCACCGGCTCAGGGCGGAATAAATCGCGGCCATGACCTGCAGGCGTGTTGCGGCGCTCTGTGGCTGGTCCATTAGCTTGAAAATCAGCGAGCCGTAATCACGCCGGGCGATGCGGCTGCCCTGCGGCGTCACCAGAATGTCACGCACGGACTGGCGGATATGGTCCGTATCCGTGAGCGTCTTTCCGGTCTGCTGGTTCATCCCCTGATATTTCATTACTGCGGCCCTCCTGACATATCGAGACCGGTTTTCACTTTGCCGTGTACGTGCGCATCTACCACGATGCCGTTTGAACTCATCGCGCCGCCGCCCTGTGTGACGTTGCCGTTAATCACGGAATCCCCGTTGATGCGGGTCTGGTCAGCGTCAACACCAAACTGATTGGTTAATAACTGAATGCCGTCCGCCGCTTCGATGCGTACGCTTTTGATGTTCTTAATCAGCAGTTGCCCGGTTTCAGGTTCGTATTGAAACCAGCCGCCGTCTTTGAACAGGGTAGTGCTGCCATCTTCTGAAAAATCGGGCGGCGGGAAGGCATCGGAATAGATGGCGGGCAACGCAAACGCGGTTTCAAGATTGCCGCCCAGGCTCAGCAGCACCACCTGTTCCCCGACGGTTGGTTTCCACCACGTGCGGGTGTTACCGGCGCGCAGGGTTAGCCAGTTAATCCAGTTGGTTTCGAGATCGCCTGTTTTCACCCGGCACAGCCAGTTCACCGAATCCACTTCCGAGACGGTGCCGGTGCGGATCAGGTTGGTGATAAGGCGCATAATTTCGGTAAGTTGTGTGTTCATGCTTTAAGACTGCCATTAGATAAAAGCAAAAGGGATCGTGATTATTTGTGTGGTATTTGGTACAAATGTTTTTTTATGGTGTGGAGGCAATGCAATGGAAACCCGGAAATACCCTACATATGAATTACGCGAGTTTGATGATGCAAATAAACTATGGGATGCACTTTCACCCACTCAGAAGATTGACCCTCACTATCCAGATAAGATTGTTTACAGGGGGCAAGCAGACGCAGATTGGGATTTAATACCCTCTATATTAAGAGAGCCACCTGCTAAATTCAATCGTGGCAATGAGCCTCAATCACATGAGATAGTCGCAAATGAAATCTTAACTCTAAATTCCTTTGTTGAGCATTGCGACCGAATAGGAATAAGAATCCCCGGAGATAGCCAATCTTTTCGTAACGAACACCTGGATTTAAACAATCAAAGTAAATGGATTAAGGATCCTTCATTATGGCCTAATCCGGAAATATTAGACCTGATGGCTATGGCTCAACATCACGGAGTACCCACAAGACTGCTAGATTGGACTCGGCTAGCATATACGGCTTTATATTTCGCAGTAAGTTCTTGTCTAGCTAATCATAAAAATTGGCAAACAAATAGCAAGCTAGCTATATGGGCTTTAAATAAAGAATGCCTAGGGCTTCATCGACAAATAAAAATCCACACTTCAGCAGGTTCAATTAGCCCGCATCTTGCTGCGCAATATGGTCTTTTTACTGTTCATCCTCACAATGGGAAAAGAGGAGAAAAAACGACAATGGTTAGCCTGGAATATTTATCAACTGACTTACCCAATCCGATATTTTTTAAGTACACATTACCTATTGCCGAAGCATTTAAAGCATTTGGCTTACTTAAAAAAGCTGGCTTTAGCGCTGCTGATATTTACCCATCAGCAGATGGTGCCGGTAAAGCAGTGCAAGATGAAATCAATTACGATAAAGCAGAACGTATAATCGAAAAAATTTAATCCTTACTCAGCCAGCGCAGCAAAGCCTCCTGCACCGTAGTTTCTACCTCGCCATTTACACCCAGCAGGGGGCGTGCTGCATACTTCACTTCTTTGCCGCCCCGGCTTACCCGGTCACGCAGGCCATAATGATGCACGCGGGCGATGCGCTGCGCCCGCCCGGCAAACGCAATTTCGGCCTGATTTGCGTTTGCCTGCGCTTTAAGATATTTCGCGGTTTTCAGCTTCGTGAACATCTTACGCCTGATGCGGCCCTGTTTTGTGCGGGCCGTCATCCGGCGCGGCTCCCACGCGGTGCCGTCCGGGCTGCGCTGTGCAGTAATGTTTTTTTGCTGGATGCGGCGCAAATCCCGTGCCACTTCGCGCAGCATCTTCGTGCGTGCTGCCGGTTCCAGATTTGCCAGCAGTGCCGCCAGCCAGGCATCAACCTCTTGCAGTTCGCTCATCAGCGGCCCGTCCAGAATTCATCCGGCGGCTCCGGCTCCGCCACTGCTTCAATCTGCATTTCGCCGTTCACTTCACGGGCCAGCACGCGCTCCGTCAGTTTCAGGTTCAGGCTCAGATCACAGGCTCCGTTACCGAGAATGTCCACCTCAAACGTAAACAGCCCCTCCCGTTCGCCAGGGTTCTGTAACAGGTCCGGCTGATTGTCCCGCAACCAGTAGAGCACCGGGGCCATCAGCAGGTTCTGATCGCCGGTAAAGTCCGTCACCACCACGTTCAAGGTGTAGCAGTATTCCCATGAGATCGACGCGGCAGAGGTGGCAACCAGTGAACCGTTGTCTACGAACAGGTGCAGACGATCAGGGTTATCCCGGACATAGGCCACGGCTTTACTCAGGGCTTTTCGTAAGGAGTGCGGCTTGTTCATCGTCTTGTTCCTGGCAGTTCACAATGGTGTCCACTTTGTCGGCGCTGGCGCTGCGTTCGTTCGGCTGGAAAGAGGTTTGGATCGGGTATGACCCGACAAAGGGCACGCAGAACGGGGACAGTGCCGGGTGCGTGGTGATTGCGCCGCCTGCCGCACCAGGCGGTAAATTCCGCATACTGGAGCGCCACCAGTGGCGCGGGATGGACTTCCGCGAACAGGCCGAACCCATCCGCAAACTTACGCAGCAGTACAACGTGACCTATATCGGCATCGACTCAACCGGCGTCGGCCACGGCGTTTATGAAAACGTAAAAGCCTTTTTCCCGCAGGTGAAGGAGTTTGTTTATAACCCAAACGTTAAAAACGCCCTGGTCCTGAAAGCCTACGACATCATCAGCCACCGCCGCCTTGAATTTGATGCCTCACATCGTGACATCGCGCAGTCATTTATGGCAATCCGCCGTGCCACCACGGCCAGCGGCAACCGCCCGACCTATGAAGCCAGCCACGCGGATTTAGCCTGGGCAACCATGCACGCCCTTTCAAACGAACCGTTACAGGGCGAAGCAGCACATACCGGTAACATTATGGAGATTTTTTAAATGAGCAAACGCAGGAACCGCACGCGCACGCAGCCCGTGCAGCAGCCAGAACAGATGACCAGCGGCGCGGCGGCGGAGGCGTTTAGCTTTGGTGACCCGATCCCGGTGCTGGACCGCCGTGAACTGCTGGACTATGTGGAATGCGTCATCATGGATCGCTGGTATGAACCGCCGGTAAGTTTTGACGGGCTGGCGCGTACGTTCCTCGCCGCCGTGCATCACAGCTTCCCCATCAACGTAAAACGCAACATTCTGACCAGCACGTTTATCCCGCACCCGCTTTTGAGCCAACAGGCTTTCAGCCGTTTCGTGCAGGATTATCTGGTCTTTGGTAACGCCTATCTGGAGAAGCGCACCAACCGATTGGGCGGCGTGCTGTCACTTGAGCCTGCGCTGGCATAGTACACACGGCACGGGACGGATTTAGACACCTACTGGTTTGTGCAGTACGGCCTGACGCCGCAGCCGTATGAATTTACGAAAGACAGCATCTTTCACCTGATGGAGCCGGATTTAAATCAGGAGGTTTACGGCCTGCCGGAGTATCTTTCCGTTATCCCGTCCATGCTGCTGAATGAGTCGGCTACCCTGTTCCGCCGCAAGTATTACATCAATGGCAGTCACGCCGGTTTCATCATGTATATGACCGACGCGGCACAGAGCCAGGAAGACGTGAACAATATCCGCAGCGCGATGAAAAGCGCGAAGGGCCCAGGCAATTTCCGCAACCTGTTCATGTACTCGCCGAACGGGAAGAAGGACGGCATTCAGATCATCCCACTGTCAGAGGTGGCCGCAAAGGATGAGTTTATGAACATCAAAAACGTGAGCCGTGATGACATGATGGCCGCGCACCGCGTGCCGCCGCAGATGATGGGCATCATCCCCAACAACACGGGCGGGTTCGGTGATATTGAAAAAGCAAATAGAGTTTTTTTAAAAAAGAATTAATACCGTTACAGAATAGAATCAGGGAGTTAAATACATTTATTGGGGACGAGATTATTTCATTTAAAGATTATGAATTATGACAATAAGAAGGGCCAATGGCCCTCTTTATTACGCCCCTGAGCATAAATCCAAAAAAGACCCTTTAAAGTAATATAAACCTGACTTATCGTTCAACTCAGAGAAAATTTTGCACGCGCGCTCATGACATTCAACCGCACTTTTTTCGCTACGACTAACAATAACAGTTTCTTTGTCCAAGCTATCGACATCTAGAAATGTTTTTAATAAAAACTGAATAACATAATCCTCTTCAGGAAATGAATACCCAACAAATATTAATACATCTGCATTCCTTAGCTGCCCTGATGACTTTATAAAAGCATTTTTAAAGTATTTATCACTATAATCTTGATCGTTAGACGGAAGAATAATATTTGGTGAAATTTTAGAGTCAGAAAGGGAATCGTAATCTATTTTAAAACTTTCGCCATCAGAAACCACCTCAAACCCACCATTCAGTTTATATAACCCAACCCCCCCACGCTTAGGGCATTGCAACTCTTGATTCAAATGAACTGGAAATCCTCTTAGAATGGTTTTTTCTGGCATAGCTCTTTTAAGAACTTTATCAATCACAATATCATAATTAGTTGTAACAACATCAACGCTAGAGCTTAACTTAAGGCCTTTGAAAAAATTTACAATACTTGCTTTTTCCTTTTTCAACCCACCTTTAGTAACAAGCTTAAATTCGGACGGAGCAACAAGCTTAGAGAATTTATTTTTTATGTAAAGTTTCACTTGCTTTTCAAAAAGATCCATCGTCTGCCTGTCTAAATGAGACGGCAGAAGACTTGGATAGCGTTTATATATGTCAATATTATATTTAAAATTTTTAAATACACTTGCTTTTTCTTTTAAGGTTGCATTTTCATCAGCCCATTTAAGATTTAATGCCTCGAACAAAGAAAAAAAGCCGTATTTTTTTATTTGCTCCACAGACTCTTTTTCTGAAATAGAAAAAACATCATCACTTAAAGGATAAGAATCATCCCAGGCCTTTGAAAAACCTGCCCCTAAAAACAAGCAAACTCTTTTTCCTTGAAATTTAAGCTTCAACTCATCATAAGAGTCAATCGATAATACATTCTTTTTTTGACTAACACCGTCGTAATCAAAATCCTCAATCATTATGCTTTCTCACCATCAGAAAAACCCAAGAAAGAAGGCAGGGCCCCAAATTCACCCCTGAAATATTTAGCAGATACTTTTGCATCCTTCCTTATTGAAAAGTTTGAAGCATTGATTATCTTAGAGGACTTAGTGTCATCTTTAATAATAATATTAAGTTCATCTCTTCTGAAACACTCATCAAGGAGAGGGATATTATGAGTCGATAAAACAAATTGCATATCGTCACGTGTACTATAATATTTTAATATATCACTTATTAAAGTGGTTGCTAAAGAGTGATGAATAGATGCGTCTACTTCATCCACATATAAAGTAAACCCTCCATCTGAAGCCCAAACCATTGCAGCGAGGAATGTTAATATGTTGATAGTGCCTTGTGAAAAGAATTGATGCCTTTCGTTTGGTCCTATAGATGTAAAACCACCGTCGATGTTTTTTATTTTATAGACAAAATGGTATTTTTTTTCAGGCCCTATAGGAATGAAATCTACTCCATCAATGTGCAATGGAGACTTTGTTATAAAATTCCCATACATACTGACAAGTGCTTTAACTCTTTTATCAATAATCCTTCTACCTTTTTCATCCCTTGGCAGGTCGGCTTCAAGTCTTTCTTCAAAAAACTCCAATCCGTCATCTAAAAATGATTCAGGGCTATATGGCAATTGCTGAATAGCCCAATAGCGAGTGTCATTGAGTTCATAAATCTCCAATGACTTTGCAAACGTAATTACAGCCCCGCTACTTTTTAGTATTGGCTTAATAAGTGCTTCATGTTTTTTATATTCGTTTTTTTTGAAGATTAAACCATTTGAATCTCTAGTAAATACACAAGATTCCCTTGCACCTTTTTTTACAGGCCGCGAGTATAAATATTCATTTTCTATATTACCAGCAAATACCGACACGCCGTATCTGAAAAAAATTTCCTTATCTTCATCAAGAATGATAACTTCATAAGATGTAGCTTTAGAGCGACATTCTTTGCTGAATAAAAAAGGCATATGTAATTCATGTAAATTATCATTATGGATGGCTCTGGCGAAATCGTTAAGTGCAGTGATCAGTTGTGTTTTGCCCGAGCCGTTACCACCGATGAGAGCTGCAAATCGATTTATACGTAAACCGTTCTTGAGTAAGATTGTATGGTCTAAAAGTTCATCGCCTGACGAAGAGACGAAGCTAAGAGTTTGTTGCTCTCTAAAGCTTTTATAATTTTCTAATGTAAACGCAACAAGCATCTGTAACCCTTATTTTTGTGATAAAAAAGCAAAAATGCCTTCTTGAGTACTCTAAACTACACGTTAGCTTTTTTCAATGTGGTAATGTGTTACAACCTTGTGGTACAGCCTTGTCGAGATGATTTTCTGGACGTAAGGCTATCGCGCGCTCGTAGCCCCGCCACGCCTGCCCGCTTTATATAGTGGTTTTCATGCGCCTGCATGAGATACGAAAAAGCCCGCCATTCCTGGCGGACCTCGACGTTTGCGATCCTTTTCGGATCATGCGATTTCATGCAGCATAGTCATGCACTGTCGCGTTCAGGTAGTGAAAGCACCATCTGCAGCGAGTTTGAAACCGGCGGCGCCACTCAATGCAGCCAGCTATCATCTTCCCAGACGGCTTGCAGGATGTTCATGACGTTCTTTTTGTCTTCGTCCTGGCGGATGCCGCTTAGCTCAACGCCATTTGAACTGCCTTTACGAATGCGGACGGCCATTGCCGGATAGTGGGGGCCCAAATTTTTATGCATCTCCGCTTGTAATGCCTCAAGCGTCGCCGGGCTTATCTTTTGTTGCTTGTCGATTAAGATATCTACGCGCATTTGTTCTCTCCCTGTCAGGCGTGCTGGCTGCGTTCTGCAGACCGATCGTATTCATCCAGCCTTTCAATAAGCCGCGTAGTCAGTTCTGCAATCCATGCCACAGCTAACTCTTTATCTTCCCTATCACATTCAGCTTTAGCAACAAGCCGGGCAACCAAATCAATACGTTGCAATTGAACAGATTCAATAAGTAAATCTTGCACTTTCCCCCCTACAATCAATCAACTGTATATATTAACAGTATAACAAGGATCACGAACTGTGAACCAAAATTTAATAATCAGCATCATAAAAAATTAAGATGCTGGCAGACCTGGCTTACTCAGGCGTTCATTTTTTTCTCCTGCAGCCTGCCGTTTTCATAAAACAGACGCATATTTGCACCGGCATTAAGGCAACTGCCTCGCAAAAGCACGGCCATTTCTTCGTCATCCCCGTTAAATCCCCTGGCTTTAAGCTCCAGCTCTAACCGTCGGCGCTGTGGCCCCGTACAGTTATTGGCAGAACTCCTAGATTTGCGCTGAGCCGCCGTCAACAAACACTTCGCTTCCATTAACGAAACTGCTGTCATCCGATGCCAGGAACAGTGCCGCGGCAGCCACCTCCGCGGGTTCAGCCAGCCGGCCCAGAGGCGTTGTGGATTCAACCGCGCGGATCATTTCACTGTTTAATGTCTCGTCAGGCGAAAGGCCATGCCAGCCCGGTGTTGAGGTTGCGCCCGGTACCAGGATATTGACCCGAATCTTTCTCGGCGCCAGTTCCAGGATCCACGCCCGGGCAAAATTACGCACGGCAGCTTTGCTGGCGCTGTAGACGCTAAATGCCGGCACACCGGTCGTGGCGCTGGTGGAACCGGTCAGTATGACAGAAGCCCCCTCTTTCAGTAGAGGCAGCGCTTTCTGTACGGTAAAAAGCGTGCCTTTAACATTAGTGTCAAAGATTCGGTAGTAATGCGCTTCGGTAATATCTGCCAAGGGGGCGAACTCTCCGCCGCCGGCGTTGGCGAAGAGTACGTCAATATGCCCGGCCTGCCGCTGGACTTCCTGAAACAACGCCTCCACATCCTGCATTTTCGAGATATCACTGGGTATCCCGACCGCATTATGACCTACTTCAAAAACCGCTTTTTCAAGTTCGCCTGCACGGCGCCCCGTCATAAAGAGTTGCGCGCCCTCCGCGGCAAAACGCTTTGCCGATGCCAGTCCAATACCGCTGTTAGCGCCAGTGATGACCACGACTTTTCCTTCCAGCTTGCCCAT